GCCATTACCATTAACAATCCCTGGTCCTGATCTATATCCAATTGCTGTATTTTTTCGTGTAAAGGCTCCTCCTGTTAAATTTTCCAGCGAGTATGCCCCAACGGCAACGTTCTCATCGGCATTACCGTTACCGTCTATGGAGTATAAAGCTCTGTATCCAAGCGAGGTATTTTCCGAAGTGACTTGGCCGATTTCGCCTCTATTTTTTGGGGATTCTTTTCCAGCAAAGGTGTTTCCATGAATGTCGTGGAAAACTAGATTAGATTCTACATCTTGAGGGTTTTGCGCTAAATTAAGTTCAACGCCAGACGGATCTTTGTAAAACAAAGCATTACCCTGTACCTCATCGACATAATATTCTTTAACAAACAGGCTACCAAAATTGTCAACGGCGCTAGGGGAATTTGACTGTTGCCTTAGTGATACCGTACCACTATTTGAAGAGTTTTGTGATATAACAAGTGGTAAGCTTGGCGTGGAAACCCTTGAAGAATAATCTAAATGAGTTGACCCAATCACAACCCCGTTGTCTGACACAGAAATTATACCACTGGCGGTTCCTTGTGACCCATTTGGCTTAATCAAGGATACATCAAATATTTTAGAAGAACCGTCGTATGACAGTTCTACACCCGAAGTTCTTGTGTTTGAATGTGATAAAAGTTGTATGCTCGTCCTTTTGTTAGCAGCCGTAGAGGTTAGTCTTGTGTCACAGCCTGTGTCAGATTGGACGTTTAGTATAGTCTCTGGAACTATTGGGTTCTCAGAGGTTGTATGAGTTATATTAGTTATACCGACAAGACCAGACTGAGAAACAGTCCCACCGTTCCTTAAAACCGTTACGGCCTCAAGGACATCAGCTTGGCCGTTATTGATATGTACAGATAGTCTGTCTTTCATGTTTTAATCCTAACTTAATTCGTCATGATAAACGACACTGAATCCAACACGCCCCGTAGAAATTCTACTGGCAAACTCTTGTGTAACTTTAACTCCAGAATCAACCGTTCCATACATTACGGTGTAATCGTATCCAGATGGGTTTCCGTCGCTACCTATATGAGTGCCAGATCTGCTAATAAAGTTAACATCCTGACCCGTCGAGTAGCTTTTGTCGATGTGCGATTCTTCCGCAAAAAACAATCTAGTCCCAGAGGGTTCAAACTGCCGCATAAACAGTCCATAACATCCACTTCTTGAAACTAAAGATAATTTATCATCTGAAACAATCCTCTGAGTTTGTAAGTGTCTGCCGTCTTCAATCTCTATAGAGATGTTTGAATTCCAGCGGCTTCTGGAATAGGCGGTATCGGTCTCTAGGCAGGTAGAACTGTTTAAATCTGGAGGCTTGAATATAAGCTGATAATCTCTTCTATAGTCACTACCGCTAGAGTGAATAATAAATCCAGCCCCATCGAGTCCATTATCGTTCAAATAGCCACAACCTGGTCCAAATGGGTCTCCGTCACATAGGCCGCTGCTGGCAAGGTGTAGGGTTTTACACTCATAAAAAGATTCAGTTACCGTAACGTACTCTGTATCAACTATGTGGGCCGTGCCACTGACAACAATGTCATTGAAATAGCCATCCCAAGTCAGATTGGGCGTGCCTATAGAATAAGCCCCACTGCCTGCTGGAACTATATTCCCGCCTACTGTGAGCACCCCTTCGCTTCCAGACGGAGCCATTGTTCCTATTGCAACCGCCCCGTCCTTGCCTAGGGTTAATACTTTTTGAGAGGAATAGCTTCGAGGGTACTGGTCTTGATCTCCAGAAGAAACTAAAGAAAAGACAAAGTCTTTAGAGTTTTGGTAGGCCACACCGCTTGTAATATAAGCCCCGTGCCAACTATAGAACGGGTCTCCAAGATTGTGACTATCGTCTGTATTTGGGGATATTTCTCCGCTAACCTGCAAAGAGCCGTAGTTATGAAGATCTTTTACGGCCACTCCAAATTTAAGATCTTTTAGATCCCCATAAACTAAAGGGGCTGGCCCAACGCCAGCCTCTATCTCACAAAGCTCGTCTGAAGTAACTGGGACCGACGCAATATACAGCTTAAAGCTATTCTTATTGAGGTCTCCAGGATAGTTCCCTATGTAATTTCCAGCCCCGTGCCCTATTGCGATATTGAAATCGCCGTCTTTATTTGATTGAAGGGTGTGACTACCCACTCCTATGTTTCCAGAACCCCTTACGTTACCAGCTAATGCTGTATAGCCAACACCAACGTTATAGTCTCCATACAGACTACACCCTAAAGCGAAAGCTCCTAGGGCCGTATTGTCCTTACCTATATAATTTCCGTATAAGGCTTGGTATCCAAAGGCACTATTTCCAGACGTGGAATAGCCGGGTAGGTTAAATTTGCCCAGAGCCTGCATTCCGGCCCTGGTGGATGTTGTAGCAGGGGTTCCAAAGTTGGCCGTATTTAAATTTTGATCGTTTAAGAAATTAACCGTAGAGTCAATAGAATTTGTTACGACGGTTCTGAGATCCAACGGCGATATTTGTTGAGTGCCGTTGTCTGGTATTAATGTATTCAGATTAAATATGAAATCATTTTTGGTTAATTTCATTTTGTCTTCCTACTATTTAAAACTAATTTGTAGGGTTCCTGCATCAAATACAGGGCTATCCCCCGTATAAATTATTCTAGCATTATCAAGATTTGAGTGCATTAGTAGGTTGCCAGAACCGTAATCTCCGTGGTCCGTAATGGCAATTCCAGAAATCCATCCCCAGTCCAACAAAGCCGTATTAAACACTCTGTTGGCGGCATTTTTGATCAACCCACTACCAGCAGAGATATTGTCACTGGAAAACGACCAATAATCATTCCCGCTGACATCTGTTCTGTCTAATAGAATTCTAGCATATCCCGTTCCAAGGCCGTTTACCCCAGATGCTATCTCTGGAATAGTATTACCCGTATCTGAATCCTTGATAACTCCACTCGTAAGGGCAATTGCAATAGCAGAGGGTTTGGGGAAGCTTCCATTCCTAAAAACGTGATTCAACAATCCTGACTCAAGATAGTCTGATAGGGCAGCCATTTATTGACTCCTTTAAAAAGTCCTTGTGTTTTGGTATTTACAGAGTATTATACACAAAAAAAGAGCCACCACCAGAGAACTGATGATGGCCCTTATATTAGAACTTTCGTAACCTAGAAGGAGCCAAGGATAACTCTACGGTTATCAAGGACACCAAATCCAAGCTCAGCCCAACCGTACCAGCCTGCTCGTTGCAGTCTGTGCATGGCGGGATCTTCGAAGACCTGCAAACCTTCCTTCATAGGCATGATGAACGAGTCTTGAGTAGACTGGTCAAGACCAACGATCAACTCAGTATCAGCCGTCTGAACAGCCCCAGCGAGGCCGGTTGCGGAAGTGAAGAAGGTCTGGTACTGCTGACCTTCGCCAAGTTCGTCAAGGTCGTGGAGGTTTACACCAAAGATATTGGTGACTGGACCCTCTCCAGCAGCATTGTAAATATTCGCTCTAACGGAGTCAGGAATCTGATCAAAACCCCAGTTGCGAACATCTTCAAGTGCTTCAGGAGAAACGTAAAGGTCAGTAAGGCGACCACGGTTAGAAGAACCAGTGTTTCCACCAGCGTTTCTTCGCATGACGGTCTGCATGAGAGAAACAACTCTCTTGCTAAACATACCGGCAGTAGCATCTCCATCGTAAACCAAGATGTTACGGTCTGTACCAGCAGCCAAAATAGTCTGCCAACCATCGTCGTTCATCTTCTTCACGAAGCCCGCTTCCATGACTTGCATGGCACGGCTCGCAATGTCCCATCGAGCTTCACGTGCATAGCGAAGTAGATAGTCGATTGAAGAGGTAATGGAATACGTAGGAATCTGAACGTAGTCGGATTCGACTGCTCGTTCAGGAATTCTACCATGACCAGGATTAGTATAGGCGACGTGTTCGCCCTCTAGACCCGGAGAGATAAGATCGAGAGGATATTCCGTTGAAGCACCAGGCTCAACGTTGATCGTCTCAAAGATATTACCCAGAATATTACCAGTCAAAACTCCCTTGCGTAGAGGCGTTTCGAGAGCCTTAGCAAATTCGCGCTGAGCGGCGGTGGCGATATTTACATCGTGATCACCAGATTTTCTGAGTAGTGTAATAAACTCGTCACTGGGACGTTCTATAGCTGACATAATTGAGTCTCCTTATTTATGTGGGCGATTAAGCGCCGTGGTTTGGAAGGTTAACACTGACCTTTGCGTATCCGTCTGAATCCTTAACAGAAAGGAATCTCCCAATAGCTAGGTTGCCCGAGGCTTCTGCATCAGCAGCAGTAGCAGAGATTTCGCCCAGTGTTTCTGATGCGTAAGCGACCTGACCTGGGGTTGGATCACCCGTGATGTTACTCGTGGTAACCTGACCACGAGTCATAACAGTCACCTTGCCGCCCTTTTGAACTTCGTCTTTATAAGGGTTCAGGTGGGTTCGAGTAAGATCCTTATTAACAACGTCGTTAAGTAGGATGCCCATCGGAACTTCAGTACCAGCAGTACAGGCTGCATACTTCACAAGGTTCGCGCCCTGATCCATAGCTGCTCCAGAAGCATTAGCTGCATCGAGAACAACAACACCCCCACGGGTAACAACGCCTGCGTTGTAAAAGTGACTGATGTCAGTTGACTCTTCTATTCTATCTGCTTTAAGTGCCATTTTAATATCTCCTATAAGAGAGTTTAAGTTACTTGCTGAGAACGTTATTGCCAATCCACTCTGACAAAGAGGCTCGTGTTGACTCTAGCTCGTCTGCTTCATCAACGCTAGCTTCTACCATAGTGACTTCCGAAGATTCTACATCTTCGAACACTTCGGCGGTTGCTTCTTCTTCACTAGCTTCAGCAGCGAAGGGGTTTTCTTTCTTGTCTTTTCCGTCCTTATCTTTGTCCTTATCTTTATCTTTGTCTTCTTTGCCGTTCTTTTCTGCCTTCTTCTTCATTATGGCCACAACAGACTCAAAGGCTTCGTCGCTAAGCTCGTCAAAAGAAGCTAGCGATTCGGAGGCTTCTTCCTGTTCTAGACCAGCCTGTATAAGACTTGCCATTCTGCTCTGCTGCTTTTCTTTCTTCTTCCAGTCAGCAACAGCCTCTGTAGCCTGAGTCAAATCCTGATTAGACTTGGCTAGGGCATCTTCGAGTTCAGCAACTTTAGCCTGCGTAGACTTAATCGTTTCTTCCATTTCGGCAATCGTCGAATTACCGACTTCGATTTTAGATTCAAAGGCTTCAACCTGAGATGCGAACTCTTTATCTTTCGCTTCTTCGATTTTGGCTTTGACCTCTTTGTTCTCTTGTTCTGTCGAAGCAACAGCCGTTTTCAATTCGGCAATCTGCTTCTCTAGTATCGAGATTTCAGGCATTTTAAGTTCTCCTATATAAAAGTTACTAGAATTGTCTTCTTCCAACACAAAAGCTTTACTTGAGTTTTTATCTATAATAATGCTTCTAGGGTTGGCTGGTTTTCCAACCAAGCCTTTTCCCGAGAAAGCTATATTCTTTAAGGCTCTGCCAATCTTATATCCTTCATATTCCCCTTCCCCTCCGTAGGCTCTTAAGTGCTTCGTTAGGAATGCCGACTCTTCGTCTCTTGCTAGGACTTTTGCCTGACCTTCTTTATTGGTCAAGGCGTAATCAAATCCCGCAAATAAACACTCCATAGAAACAAACCACTTTTTATCCTCTATCTCGGAAATGATTTTACTCATCCTGTCGCTGTTTTCTTGGTCTGTCCAACTGTTGTAAAGTACCGCTTGCGTTATGATGTCAAAATCTTCTGGCCTTTCCTCTGTGTCTACCCTCTTGCCGTCTTTAGAAAGAACGTAAGACCCAGTAATATGTCCAATGATATCATTTTCATTGTGCATAAAGTTAAACTGTTTGTCTTCTGGGGTAGCCCTGGCTTTCCAGGTTGCCTCTGACATAAACACGTCGTCGTTTTTATTCCAGCCCGTAGAAACTAAAACAGACTCTAGATAGTAGAGGTCTACTTGATCTTTGTTTTCTGCAACAACCCTTTCAAGGATGTCGGAGCTACAATTCTTAAGAATGACATTCTTAGCAGCTTCTACCGTGCCCTTATGGACGGTTGCCTCAGAACAATACGCAACGCTGGCCGTACTCTTTACGAGTTCACCAACATCGTCGTCTATTTCTGACTGAAATATCTTAATTTCTTTCATAGATTTTATACCTCTGTGAATTATACACAAAAAAAAGAAAAAAGTTGGAATTCTACATTCTATCCCCCATAACAAGCTCTATAAATGTGCCTATGGACCTCTTTTTATACTCATCTATAGACATATTAGACGTTGCTATGTTAAGATCTTTTAGGGTTTTCACCATAACCGCAGGGGTCTTCTTGTTAGATGCCAATGTGGATTTTATGGATTCAGCCGTCACGTCTGACATTAACTCTACATTAGTAAGAATGTCTAGTTTTAATTTCTCCAGGTCTGAAACCTCTGCTTTTGTAAGCTTTCTCATATTAGCCTTGCCTTTCATCCCAAGGTAAGCAGCAGTAGTAACCTCTGAAATTTTATCGAAGGAGTCTTGCGTCCATACGATGAGGTCTGCCACCCCAGGTTTTGACCTTGGTGTTTCTGTGCGTTTCTTTCTGGGACCATCGTCCTTCTTTAGTGGAGGCCTACCATTCTGGGACGGAGGTTTAGGTTTATTAGGAATCCCCGGTCCAGCAGCAGGAGGGTCTGGTTTAGACATCTTTAGTATATCAGCATCTGGAATACTAGTCTCCAGGCCAACATCACTAGGTGTCATTTTGTTGGTCTGAAGGGCAATCTTTTCCAAGTCCTTATCGTGCTGAGGGTTATGATAAGGGCTAGCCTTTTCTGGTAAGCTTTCCTTATCTCTCTCTCTAGATTCTCTCTTAAGTCTAATTTTTTCGATTGATGGTATCTCTTTGAACCTTTCAAGTATAGTCTCGTGACTAATTATATCTCTATCGGCCAACTGTATAAGCAGGTTCTTTTCAGACGTTTCGTCAGACAGGCTCATCTGATCAAACGCTACGTGTGCAGGCTTCTTAAAGCCCATTGACTTCCTGACAATCTCAATTTCCTTCTCCCAAAACCGAGTGAGAAGTTCTCTGCCGTATTGCAGTCTTTCTACTAGGGTTTTTAGTGATATAAAGTTATTGGTAAACCCGCCGCCGTTACCAGGAGCACCAGTAAGGGTTGGGGGAACACCAAGTCCAGCATATATAGCGTTTAGTACAGAGTCGTATTTCTCTGACCCTAAGAACTTGTACACCTGGCTATTAGACTCAGTATATGAGAGTTCTGGTCCCCAGACTAATTCTCTAGTACCGCCACCTGTATTGCTGACCAATACATCCCTTACCTTGTTTATACCCTCTTTTGTTGGTAGTATTCTATGCTCAAGATTCCCCAGGGTCCACAGTCTTGTATTGGAGATAGCGCCGTCTAGGGCTGCTAAGTCTGCCAATCTCATCTTTTCCAGCATTATGATATCGTCTAGGATGGCATAAATCATCGGGTTGGCCCACTCAAGCCAGTCATCCTTTTTGTAATAAAAAACGTTCAGTCTGTCTGGATCAAGTGGTATCTTGTTTTCGCCCTTGTTGATTTTATTCTTAATATCAGCAGGGAG